GCAACCATATTGCATCGCAGCCGATAACTTCTTGAGCCTTGAGCAGGCCCTGATCGGAAATGCCGCGGGACTCCCAGTTATTCAGCGTTTGAGGCAGAGCGTTCATTAGCTTTGCGACCTCGGTTTGACCCTCAATCTTTTTCAGGTCTTTCGCGGCTTGGTAGAGGCGTGTCATTTGAATGTGCATACGTCAATGATCGGGCAATTAAACACCTTGTTGTTAAACATAGTGTTTGCGTTTCTATTAAACATCATGTTTAAATTGAGGGATGGACGACAGGAAACGAATTTTGGCGCATGGAGGCCCCGCAAAAGTGGCCGCTATTTTGGGCTATGACAAAGCCAAGGGTGGAGTCCAGCGCGTGCAGAACTGGATGACGCGTGGCATACCGGCAAAGGTAAAGCTTGAATGGCCCGCTTTGTTTCAAGGTGAGTTGCCTGTGTCTCAGCAGGACTCGGAAGATCAGAAAAATTCATAGCGAGGTCGAGTAGGCGGTCGATGTCACAGTCGACCGCTTTTTTTCGCCTGAATCATGGATTTGAGAAAAATCAACCACTTTGCTCTCCAGCATCAATTCTTGGAAGCAAGTGTAGTTGCCAGTAAAGAATTTCAAAACCACAGGAAAAGGGAGCTGACTGTGAGTCTCAGAAAAGGGTATCAAGACATGATCCGCGCCCATGGGGTGCCGGATACGGCCATGCTGATGGAGATGAGCGAGAGTTCGCTCGATAACCGGGTGTATGAACGCAATGGGCAGGCGTTCACCGTTCGCCAGAGCCTGCGTCTGCAGCAGATATCCGGGCTGGACCGGTTCGCGGAAGAGATTGCCACACTGAGTGGCGGCGCCTTTCTCAAACTGCCCAGCGTCGATCATATCGATAACGATTCCATCCTCGACAAGATGAATCAGTTGCACGTCGAGCTTGGTGACTGGTGCAAGCACTTTGCCGCAGCCACCAAGGATGGCGAGATCGACCGGCGCGAAAAGGCGGACCTTAGCGCCATCATCGACGAGATCCACCGCACGCTCGATCAGATGCGTGCCCTGACGTTCCGCGTGTACTGCCGCGATGGCGAGCGGAGCGAAAAATGATCACCTTCCAGGCGCAGGCGCAGCTGCGGCTGGCCCTGATACGCGCGCGCATGCAGGCAGGCGAAGGGCGGGAAGCGGCAAACCGTGCGCTTCTGACGCGGCTGCAGACCGACCGCCAGCTGGCCGAGGCAGTGCTGCACTTGGCGCTGCTGGCAGCCGATGCTGCCATGAGTGAGCGGCCTTGATTCGCGGACCCAAATTCATCGAACTCGACGGCCGACGTATTGACACGGCCTCACGCGAGTGGCTCGTGATCTGCTTGGCGCGCTGGATCTGCCGGCTTCCCGGCAAGGTCGAGCGGCATGCCTTCCTCGATACGCTGAAGTGGTCCGGGGAGCAGATTAACGAGCTGAAACAAGTCATCAATACCGAGTGGGAGCGTATGTACCCGAAACAACAGAAACAAGGGGCGGCAGCGAATGACAACGCTTGACCAGGCTGTTCAGCAAATGCAGGCGCATGGCCTGCCGCAATTACCGCAGGGCCATCCTGTTGCCGATGGCAAGATTCGCCGGTTCGGCCCGAAAAAGAAATGCTGGTACGTGTTGCACGAGATCCGCACGCGCGCCGGCAAGTATGTGCATGTCGGTGCGTTCGGTATATGGGGCGTGCTCGACTCGACGAAGATCGAGGTCGACTGGGCCGGCATTTCAGACCAGGAGCGCCACGAGCTGACGGAACGCATGCGGTCGATCGAGGCGCGGGAAGCGGAAAAGCGGAAGCGTTTTGCGCAGCTGGCCGCCACACGCGCGCGGCAGCAGTGGAAGGCGGGGTCGATCGACGGTACGTCGGCGTATGTGCAGCGCAAGCAGATTACGGCGCCGGGCCTGCGGTATTTCAGCGACGGCACTGTGTTGATTCCGATGCTGGATTATGCGCAGGAGCCGCCGGCGCTGGTCGGCTTGCAGAAGATCGCGCCGGACGGCACCAAGCGATTCAACAAGGGTATTGCCAAGGCCGGATCGGCTCTGTTGCTGGGCAGGGTCGAGCCGACTGACCGGATCATTGCGATCGCCGAAGGCTACGCGACCGGCCGTTCGTGCCGGATGGCGACCGATGACACGGTGCCGCTGTATGTCGCGTGGGACGCCTACAACCTGATCAACGTGGCGCGCATGGCCCGTGCCCGGCATCCGGACGCGCATTTGCTGTTTTGTGCGGACGATGATTATCTGACCGAGGGCAACCCGGGCATATCGCGCGCACGTGCGGCAGCGGAATCTGTCGGTAATGCATCCGTGGTATCGCCGCGCTTTCTCGATCGCGGTTCCAACAAGCTGACCGACTTCAACGATCTGCATGTGTCCGAGGGATTGGAGCGGGTGAAGGATCAGTTGACCGCGGCCATTTTTGCAGCACTGCAGCCTGAGTCGGTGAAGAAGAAGGTGGCCGAGAAACTCGAAAGCGATTCGACATCCAATGACGAATTGTATGACCAGGCAGTGGCATTGGTGCTGAAAAATTCTTCCGCCTCGATCTCGATGTTGCAACGGTTTCTTCGAATCGGTTACAACCGCGCGGCTCGGCTGGTCGAAGAGATGGAAAAAAACGGCATTGTCGGGCCGCTGCAGGATGGTGGTAAGCGAGAGATTCTGCATTCGCGGGCGGATGGGAAGCCTGCGAAAAAGCGATCCACCCCACAATCCGCTGGCGCTGCCGACGGGGAGCCGCCGCCCGGACCACCTCCTAGTGAGGGTGAGCCGCTGGGTGATCACGAAGATCGGTGGGAATTCGGTCTGGCGCGCAGCGAGAAAGGCAACATCCTGCCGTCCCTGTCGAACGTGTTCCTGATTCTGGACCGTCACGAAGAGTGGCTGGGTGTGATTGCGTATGACGAATTCAGCGGCCAGGTGGTCAAGCTGAAACCGCCACCGTTTAGCGGCGGTGAAATCGGCGAGTGGTCGGATATGGATGACCTGCGCTGCACGCTCTGGATGCAGCAGAAGTACGGTTTCCAGCCGCGCAAGGAAGTGGTGATGGATGCGGTGCTCTTGATCGCCGATCTGCACAAATACCATGTCGTGCGCGCTTATCTCGATCCGCTCGAGTGGGATCAGGTGCCGCGCCTCGATCACTGGCTGATCGACAAACTCGGCGCGGCCGACACCGAGTACAACCGCGTGGTCGCACGCAAGTGGATGATCGCGGCAGTGGCCCGTATCTACCGTCCAGGCTGCAAGGCCGACAACGTGCTGATATTGGAAGGTGAGCAGGGGCTGTACAAGTCGACGGCGCTCAAGGTGCTGGGCGGCGAGTGGTTCACGGATGCGCCGTTTCGTCTTGGCGACAAGGATGCGTATGTGGTTATCCGTGGAAAGTGGATCGTCGAACTGGCCGAGCTCGACTCGTTCAACAAGGCCGAGTCGACGGGCGCGAAGCTGTTCTTCGGGCAGTACATCGACCGATACCGTAATTTCTACGGCAAACGCGCCAGCGATGTTCCGCGTCAACAGGTGTTTGCCGGTACCACGAACAGTGACGCTTACCTGAAGGATGACACGGGGAATCGGCGTTATTGGCCGGTGCTGGTGACCGAGATCGATCTGGAAGGGCTGAAGGTATGGCGCGATCAGCTCTGGGCTGAAGCGGTAGCGAAGTTTCGCGCCGGCGAGGAGTGGTGGCCGACATCCGCGGAGCGTGCGATGTTCGAAGAGCAGCAGGATCAGCGGTATGTGGGCGACGCGTACACCCAAGTGATCGCCACATGGCTGGTCGGACGCTCGCAGGCAACCATGACCGAGATCCTGGGCGACGCATTGAAGCTCGATGTTGCCAAGTGGACCAAGCCCGAGCAGCAGCGGGTCGGGCGATGCATGTCTGAACTCGGCTGGAAGCGTAAGCGCGAGACCAAGGGCAAGAAGCGCGATTGGATATACATGCGGCCCGAGGGTGGTGATGTTCAAGCAGGAGGCGATGATGGTCCGCTCTAACGTCCCATTGTCCCAATGTGTTTTTATTCGGGACGTTTATTTGGGACGGCGCCTTGTTGGCGGCAGCCCGTCCCAATGTCCCAATGTCCCAATGCGTTCTCACGTGCGCGTGTGCAGGCGTGCGAGGGTGCGCGCGCGTATGCGCGTGCGTGCGTACCTTTCCCTTTTTATTGGGACATTGGGACATTGGGACAGATCAGTAATAGGTTGAAAGACGTTGCCAATGAACACAAGGACGCTGCAACGGCAAGCCGTCCGATTTGATGCAAGGGGAGTGCAATGCAGGATGAATATGTCGAGGTCTTCGAGGTGAAAGAGGGCAGACCGATCGAGATCAAGGTCAAGAACAAGCGGTGGGTCGGATTTGTTCACGAAGAAGCCGACGATACCGAACTCGGCGACTTCGAGAAGCGGATGGCAAACTGGCGACGCGTGGTGTGTGGATCGGTTAGCCGGGGCGGCGACGGTTTCTGCGCCGGCTGGGCGCGACTCTATGTTCAGACGCGCGATGAGCGGGAGCGGCGCAAGATGCTGAAGCGGTACGGTCCGGGCATGGCGCTGCTATTGATGCCGACGATGACATCGAGCACCAGGATATCAATCGACGAGCTCGACGGCTGGCTGGTTGAGGCTGCAGTGCGTTCGCTACCAGACTTCAATGAGCGCAAGGTTCTGCAGATGTGGCACGTCTGGCAGTATCCGGAGCACTGGATCAAGTCGAAATTGCTTTTACGGCGTGGCGTATTTCGGTTGATCTTGGGGCGTGCGCAGCGCAATTTAAAAAACGCTTTGCGAAACATCAACTGTGCTGCTAATATCCAATCCAACAATTTGCATGCCGGTACAGATCCGCGCCTAGAGTCGAAAGACGTTCCCTGATGGGAGCGCTTTGACTCTAGAAAACGAAGGCCTAGACAGAGTGATCCGTCTGGGCCTTTTTGCTTTTGGGTTCCGGCTTTTGGATTGCATCCGATTGTCCTTCGATGGAGGTCGCTATGCGCAAATAAAGCTGGGAGTCGAATACACGTGAGCCTGAGCCCGAAGAAGGGCGAGCCTGGTAGACCAGGGCCGGCGTCGTCTAATACGACGCCGGCAGCGATGAATGCGCAAGCAAGCAAGCTAGCCGGCGGCGGAATGCCGGCACCATCACGCCCGACGATTGTGCGATCAGTCGTCAGCCGTGAGGGTGACAGCCGGCGAGTAGATCCCTCGGCACGCTCAGATCGGGTAACCAACCCTGGCCGGACGTGCCCCGCAGTGTTGCGGGAACAGGATGGCAACGCTCGCCGCCGCCACTGCATAGGCTAAGGCGCGAAATAACGCCAGTGCTGTTTGTGGCTCCCTCAACCTATCCAGTGCAGACGTCTGCACAGTTACCGTGTCTCCTCCGCTCCTTAATGGGGTTGGATTGCCGCTGTGCTCGCAAGGGCCAGCGGCTTTTTTATTCGGTGAGCCGATGATACAGGTCGATATCCGTCACAACATCAAGAGCGCGGCTGCGCAGTTGGCCGGCCTCTCGAAGGGGATGGCCGACACTGCAATCGTGCGCGCATTGAACAAAACGGCGCAACAGGGCAAGACAGAGACGGTGCGCGCGATCAAGGAAAGATACAAGATCGGGACGCGTGTGATGAGCAAGAGCATCTCGATACAGCGCGCCGGCCGCAACGTACTGCAGGCAAGGATTCGCGTCGAGGGTAGGCCTTTACCAATGATGGCATTCAACCCGCGTCGCACGCCACGCGGCGTCTCGGTCAGCATTTCAGGCCGTCGCTTTGTAGTGCCGCATGCATTCATCGCGACGATGAAATCAGGACATCAAGGGGTGTTCGCACGTGGCGGATACAAGGTCACCGTGCAAGGCACTGGCGAGAACTTCGGCGCGTTCTCGTTCGGTAAGCAACGCTTTCCGATCGGAGAATTGTTCACGTTCAGCCTACCGCAGGGGTTCAATAACAAGGCGGTGCAGAAGCGGGTGCAGAAGCGGATCAACGAGCAGTTCCCGAAAGTCCTCGCGCAGGAGATCAACTATCTCCTCCTCAAAAGTTAGGCTGGGTCCTTCTTTTCGTTCGCCGCTACGGGCGATTGCAG